GGTCGCGGAAGCCGGAAACCTCGAAATCGGGCGCGTGTGATCTATGCTCCATTGGCCTGCCTTTTTCCCGTAGTTATACCAATCCATGCCTGGTTGAAAGTGCAATTCGAGGTGCTCTCTAAGCTGCAGCGCCAGCGAATAAAGCCAACTCATTCAAATTTGCTCCCATGAAAACGGCTCATTGCCGTATCGGTTCATAAGTACAATTTCATCATCCGAAAGCGGACACCCGGTTTCGTCAAATGCTTTTGAAATAACGCCAATTCCGATTCGATGAACACGCCCCTGCATCCTGGCGTTATCTCTGCGAAGTCTTTCGTGCGCCTCTCGCGCCTCCCTGCTGAGTGCTATTAGGAGCGTTCCAACTGTCTGATTTGAGGCAGGCGATGAGATTGGATCGCACGCGTTCTGCAAGCTCGCGACCGTGTTTCGCTTCAAGGTCGCGGAGGTGATCTGCGACCTCACTCTTATGGCCGGAGCGCAGTGCATCGAATTCGTTTCTGAATCGCTAGAAGCAATATCTGAGATAGTCTGGAGATTCATTCATGCCGCCGATTTGATGCCAAGCACTTGCCGAGCAAGCATTAGGCCGTGAACGTACGGGTACTGCCCTGCTTCATGCCGTTCGATGATCTTTCTCGCCCAGGCGTGGCCATCAAGCCCTTTAGGTGCATTCACTGTCGCCACCAGTTTCGCAACGGCTTCTGGGTTTACCGATGTTGCTGGCGCTGGCAACTCAATAAGTTTTTTTGGAATGTCACGCGCCATGCGCCCTTCGTGCACGCATTCAACGCAGTCGGCCAGGACTTCAGTCCATCGCTTCTCGAGCTGCTGGTACGGCAACTTGCGCAGATCACCACCAATGACAACAGCCGCCCAGTAGATCGCCGGATGGCTCCACTTGTCAGAGCCGTTGTCGTGGCGCTTGCGCATCTCGGTGAGTGCCTCGTCGTACGACTTGCGTGGATTGATAGGGGGCCTGCATAGACGCTTGAATTCGGGCAGCGTTGGCGGAAACGGTTTGTCGTTGAGTGAATCCAGCCCAGTGCGGATTTCATCGCCTGCAAGGCCGCGTAGTCCATCCGCCCACACCGCCTTTACGGTATGAGCATCGGAAGAAGCCCACATGTCAGCAAACCGTGCGCCATAGGTGGCGATCATCCGATCAAACAGGCGGTCGATCCATTTCATTGGTATAGCCTCAGGCGATGATGTGTGCGTCAACGTCAACGGTTCGTTCTGTGTCATAAGGGTTTCCTGAGAAGTCACGGATAACGCGAGCGCGTTCCGATGTTTTGCTGCTGGTCATCCAGGCTGCGTCAAAGCCTACCCATCCGCGTTGCGTGCAAAGCACTGCGACAGCAGATGCGGAAAGTTTTGCTTTGTGGGCTTCGGCTTTGATGCCATCCCACGCGGTTTGTGTGAGCGGCGCCCGTTTTGCCTTGCGGTGTGCAAGGTAGTCGGAGGCTTCCTGCTCTGATAGCCCATCTGCGACAAGTGCGGAAGACGAAAGCGACGCGGAAGCGGCGCGTGTTGTTTTCTTTTGCTTTTGTTCTTTCTTGGTGTTGGTGTTGGTATTGGTAGCATTGCCTTCGCATAGTGTTTCGTATGCGTTCGCATCTACTTTTGTATGCGTTCGCATTGCGTTCGCATTGCGATCGCTATCCCATCGCATTGCCGCTGATGCTTTCGCCTTCATGCGCTTTGATTGCATGACAGACAATTCCGCATCAGCGCGGGTGTTTATCCATCCGCCATCTGTCAAAACGAAAAACTCATGCAGGACGGTTTCTACTGCCGTCCTTTGTGATTCTGTCGCAGCGCATACAAGCCGAAATATCTTCCTCAGATCGTCTGCCAGCGGCCCCTCCGCCGTGTAGTACACATCGAGCAAGCGTCTGTAGGCCATGTCTTCATCCCACGTCAAGTGGCTTGTATGCGACTTGTAGTCGCCAATATGAAAGGGGTAGAAATTCATGGCTATGTGCGATGCGCAACAGACGCTGTTTTTTGGCTAGCGCAATCTGAAGCGGGGCACGCTGTCTGCATTTTTTTCTCGGAGTCAAAAAAAGACACGATTACGCCGCGTCTTTTGTTGTGATCGCATCGGCCTTGAGCTTTCCCTTTGTCACTTTTTCAATGTGGAGCTGGCGCAGGAATGGAACCTTTCCGGCAATTACCCATTCGCTCACGCTGCCCTGGCGAATGCCCAATGCGGCAGCCAGCTTTACCTGTGTCCCAAAATGCTCGATTGCTTGATGTGGCGTCATGATTCCCCCTAAAGTTACGCTAACGGTACATGCCAACCTTTTCCACGTCCAATAGGTTATGCCTATCGATATCTTTTTTCGATAGAAATAATTGTGTTGTTTCAGGCAAAATATACTTGCTGCCCTATTGCAATGTCCAACGGAGCGCCTATAATTGGTTCTGTGGTCAAGACAAACAAACCGGAGAAGCAAGCATGAACATGAGCAAAACAGCAGCGATCAAGGAAGCCAGCAAGTCAGTTTCGATTCACGGTCATGGCACAAGTTGGGTTGTGTGCGGGCCGTATCGCGCAAGTGAGCCTAGCGGCTCATACACCGAGCAGCAATACACGTCGTACACCAAGGCGCTGCGTGCAGCAGCAAGTTGGAAGGCCTGCGTCGCCTGCGCGTTGATGGGCATATTCACCGCAGACACAATGTATTTGATTGATCGCGCCGCGCATGAAGATGGAATCGCAAACGTCCGCGACCTCGTTGCCATCGGAATCGAAGCCTCAAAGGTGCAAGCATGAACACGCCAGAACACGACTTGAATGCAATGTTGTCCGAACAGGACGATGCAGACTTTTTCTTTGATGAAGTGGAAAAGCTCGCGCAGAAGATGTGCGCCGTCCCTTCAATCAAGGAATTGTTCGCCGCCTGTACTGCGGAACAAGAGGACGAGTTGTACGAGATCATCTCGCAGGCCGCAGAGCGCGAAGTTCGCCGCCTGATCAACGAAGCGCAGGAGATTTAATCATGGATGAACCCATCGTTTTGCGAGCAAAGGAAGCCACTGTTTCTATGTCTCCAATGGATAATTTTGATGAAACGTTTTTTATCCACATGCGCAATCAGGGATGTTCCATGTATTTCGGCCTGACCGAGGCGGAACTGCGCGAGTTGCTGGACAACATCAACAAGCTGCTGGAGGGGATGGCATGATCTACACGACGCTCAACAAAATAAGAGCGCACCATCCGTGCGAGTCGGGCTGGAAAAAGTTGCTGTCCCATCTCGGAAAAACTCAAGCAGATGATGCGCCGCTGTCTCTTCTCACAGTCCTCGATTCAAACGGCCTTCACAACACATTGTGGTGCCTGCGCTCAGTGCCGGAGCATGATGAAACGTGGCGGCTTTATGCTGTTTGGTGCGCTCGACAAGTTAAACATCTGATGACAGATGCGCGGAGTCTGGCAGCAATTGATATTGCCGAGGCACATGCGTTTGGTCTGGCAACAGATAAGGAATTAGAGGCTGCGATGGCTGCTGCGTTGGATGCGAGGGATGCTGCGAGGGATGCACAAGAGCAACACCTGCGAGAAGTGCTGGAGGTGACAGAATGATCACCAACAACGACGGATACCCGTTCACCAAAGACCCGGACGCGCCGATCATTCTTTTTGTCTGGATCATTTACTGCGTGACTGTTGGAGTCTGCTACTGGAGCTTTCTATGAACAGGTCTGAAATCTCGTTCATGTGTTTGCGTATGGAGGCTTGCCTTGAAATGATTTCGCATTCACCATTTTTTCGTGATGACAAAGAGCTTAAAGAACACATCATGTCATTAGTAAATGAGTCTGAAATTGTGCGCCGCAAATTCAACCAGGAGCGTGCCGAATGAACACTCGCAAACTGTATATGAAGGCCATCATGCTCTATCCGCGCACGCCGTACTTGGAGGAATCAGCCGTTAGGCATGCACGCAGGAAATGGATCGCGGCCATGCATTATCTTCAGCACCGCAGTAATAGGGGATGGATTCTCGACAATCCCCTGAAGTACGACATTTTCCGGCACTAAAATGAAGCTGCCAGGTCAATTGCTAGCACTGAGAAACGCGACTATCCGCGCTCTGCTGTTAGCTGGTTGGAGCGTAAGAGAAACCGCAAAGCGAGCAGGCGTTTGCCGCAAAACCGTTCAAAGGATAAAGAATGAGCAACTATTTCGAGACACTCAACAGCATTAACTGCGCAGCTCACGTTGAAAAGAAGGGAAAATTTTCCTACCTCTCGTGGCCGTTCGCTGTTGCCGAACTGCGCAAGCGTCACCCTACTGCGACCTGGGAGGTTATCCGCTTTAACGGGATGCCGTTCCTCGAAACACCTGCGGGCGTGTTCGTCGAAGTTGCGGTAACGGTGGAAGGCGTCACCCTGTCGCAGATTCATCCTGTTCTGAACGGGCAAAACAAACCGATAGGCGCACCGACCTCGTTTGATATCAACACATCCATACAGCGTTGCCTCGTGAAGGCGATCAGCCTGCACGGTCTGGGACTGTACATTTATGCAGGCGAAGACTTGCCCGAAGAAGAGCGAATCGAGAAAAAAGCGAAGGAAAAAGAGGAGGAAAAAGAGAAGAAGACAAAGGAGGCTGAGCTTTCCGATTTTGCGTCATACCTTATTCAATGTAATGATGAAGGGCGGCAATTGGAAGCAATCAAGGCATGGTATGCGCTTGAATCGTGGGCAGAAGATGTTGCAGAAGCAAATGAAGATCGGCTTGCTGTTTGGGGAATGCTGCGCGATTACAGCACATTGCGCAGCGCGATCAAGGCGAATAAGCCGGAAGCAGCCTGATGCGTAGCATTTTCATACTTCGCAACGATGAAATCCGAAAGAGGGCGATAGCCGCTGTTGCTGCAGCTACGGAGAATTACTGCGTTAGGGTAGAGCCTAAAAAGCGAAGCCTAGACCAGAACGCGAAGTTTCACGCGATCTGTTCCGAACTGGCGGGGATGGAATGGGCAGGAAAGCCCCGCGATGCGTCTGCATGGAAGGTTTTGCTCGTTAGTGGCCACGCAATTGCGACAAAAGAAACGGCGGAAATCGTACCAGGATTAGAGGGTGAATTCGTAAACATCCGTGAATCTACGGCGTTGATGAGCAAGAGCAGAGGCTCTTCTTTGATTGACTATTCAGAGGCATTTTTAGCAAATACAAAAAGGGAGGCAGTATGAGTCGCGATCCATTTGAGTCATGGTTTGATAGCCAGGAAACTTGGCCGAGCCAATGGCACGCAGCGCAGGTGGTTACCAAGGCATTCGACGGAGCATCGACATGAAGCGTATCTATTGCTGGTTCATGGGACACACATGGGTGCGTGAGTCCGGGTACGACAGGGCCAAGGTTAAGTGCAATAAGTGTGGAAAAATATGGGAGGGACTATGAACCACGACGACTGGTATTTAGAGCAAGTGAGGAAGCTTGGAACTCCACCGTTTGCGTCAAACTACGACGCATCAAAGGTAGCATGGGAAGCAGAGAAAGAGCAATCCGCCGCACCTGCTGTGCTTACCATTGGTCGTAGTTGTGTGATGTGCGGGCACATGAATGTTTGGGATGTAGAGCAACTCGCCGTGCCCCGTGCGCCGCTGAGTGATGCGGAAATCGAGACTATTGCAGATCAGGTTGATGATTATATTTATGCAAAAACTCCGGGGATAATGCAATTCGCCCGAGCCATCGAAGCCGCAGTGGAAGCCGCTCACTGCATCAACAAGGGGGAAGCATGATCGATAACCGACAGTGGCACCGTGACGAAGCTTCAAACAGCGCATACAAGGCGATGGAAGATGCCCTGCAACCGCTTCTTGGGAAAGTGATGCCAAGTCACCTTTTGACTCACTTTGGCATCAACCGTGATTTCAATACGGACGAAGTGATCATCAAGCTGCATCTTCGTCCGCTAGGGCAGGCGAAGGTCATCAAAGATCATCAGGCGATCATGTGCAACACGACGCCACTTCTTAAGACAAGGGAGGTGGCATGAGCCAACTACCAGACCTGCCGCTAATTAAATACGACGATCATCCGACATTCAATCAAGATGGTATTGGATGGTCGCAAGAAGACATTGAGGCAATCAATAAGTACGCCGCCCTCGCGGTTGCTGCTGCCGTGCCTCCAGGCTACGCAGTCGTGCCGATTGAGCCGACAGAGAAGATGAAAGAGGCCGCGATGGTGACATACATCGAGGCAAAGCTAGCCGATTGGGGAATGTGGAAAGCAATGGTCGCAGCAGCACAGGAGCAGAAGACATGACACAAGAGGAACATGACGCCGCAATCGATGCGGCAAGGGGCGAGGGATGACTGCACACGAATGGATGATATTTTTGTGCGGAATAATGGCAGGCAGTGTTTATGCTTGCGTTGTCATTGCTCTGTTGAGTCGCAAAGGGAGTGTGTGTAATGACACCTGAAGAAATCATAGATATGGCGAAACTTGCGGAGATTCAGACGCCAGAAGAATACAACGGGGATGCAACCGCAGATTATCCGTGGATAGCAACAACGGAAGAACTTATTGCATTCGCCAAAAGGATTGAACGCCGCGTTAGGATGGAAATTGCAGACGAGAATGACTACTAGTCCAACCGTCCACGCTTGACATTGGCGGGAATATGGCGGATATTGGATGCAATACCTCAAGCCGAAAAGGGCTTGGACGCCTTACTCCGGGAGGCGTGAGGAAATACCCGGAGCCATCAAGCGTGTGGATTGCCGTTATCGGAGAAGCTCCGATTTCGTTGATGAGCATGGGAGCGCATGCCAGTCCACACCCTTGATGGTGAAAGCAAGGCGTTTAAGCAAAGTGAGAGAGCCTGCCCGTCAGGTTACGCCAGCGCCCGGAGCCGCTTAGGGCCGCCATCAACTATCAAGTAATCCTTGACTGTTCAATTTTCCGCATCGTTCACGTTCCATGAACACGCGTTGAATATGAACAGAAGTTATCCCGAATTATCGTGTGCGGATAATTTCAATACGCAGACACGTCGAACACCTCACCTCGCCACTCCACGACGTCAGGCCCGCAGACTTTGACCACTTCCGGCCAAAGCAATCGGCCATCGTGAAAAGTCAGGACAACGAATCCTGAGCGCCAGTTAGTAGGCGACTCTTCCAGGTAGTTGCGGAATTGTGGGCCAGAAGGCTCTGCAAGCGTCCCAGTGTCCACTCCGTACCGTGTACCGGTGTAGTCATCGAACGGCGTTACCTTGAGGCTATGCAGGTGCCCTGTAACGATGTTGACGCCAGCATTCACCGTATTGTTATGCGTGGCGTGCAATCCACCTTTCCACTTGTGTTTAATTACAGTGTCGCAATTCCAGACACTCCAACAAGATTGCCACTTTATGAAATGATGATTCAGGCTGAATCCTGGCGTGTCCCGGAACTGCGGAGTATTTGCAATGACTCGATTCTCGAATCGGCTATCGTGGTTGCCAAGTGTCCAGATGAGTTTAGCCTCGCCTGATACATCCTCGATTTCTTCCATTGACGTCTTGCAAGCTTCCAGCTCCTCTTTTACCGTTGGCACATGGTCTAGGAAGTGAGCGGGAAACCTACTGATGCTTGCGCCGTCGAATGCGTCCCCGTTGCAGATTACCGCACGCGGTTTGTACGTCTTGATGAACCTCAGCAGCGCCTTGAACGCTGTAGTCCTGACGCCAGGCCAAAAGTGTGCATCTGAGAAAACAACGATCTTGCCGTTCAAGATTCCTAAATCTAACCGCTTAGGGTGATCTTGAATAATTGGAATTGAAACATCAGACGATAAATTAATGCCTCGAAGCGCTTCAATCCTTCGACGCCTCGCCATGACGTTTCGCTCTGCAATTCCTAACACCTTTGCAACTTTTCCGGGGCTTTTATGCGTTCGCCAAATCTCTATAAATTCGTCAACGGTCACTTTGGATACGGGCATTATTTTGACCTCAATAAATGCAGCGTTTGAATATCTGTCCCGGTGCATTCATCCCATCGTGCCGCAGTCCTGATCGCACCTTGGATGGTAGCCCCATGCGCGAGCGCTCCGAGTGCATAACCTGCACCGGAACCGATAGCATAGAAGTCATCCTCGATTCGCATCGGGATTAGGTTCGTTTGCCAGATGAAAAGTCCATCATGGCTTAATTCAAGAATTTGATAGCTTGATTCTTCATTTGCTACTGGTTGCGGGACGCTCTCAGGATTTGACGCCCACATAAAAAAATGGGTGATCTTTTCCAAGTCACCCGCACCACCAA